CGACAACGATTTCCAGACGCTGAGGGCTGAGATTGAGCGACAGGCCGAATGGTGGATTGGTTGTCTGGGCTTACGCACATGGGATGTGAACCTGCAATTCGAGCGCGGCTACGAGGATAACGACAAGGGCGGTCGAACCACGGCGACTGTGGACGTCCACCCTGAGTACATGATGTTCGCAATCACGTTCTATTGCGGCGCGCTCTACGACTCCTTCGGTACACCCGTGTGCAGCGTCACAGAACAGCAGCGGATGATCGAGCGAACCATCCTGCACGAGCTGGCACATGTCCTCGTCGCAGAGCTGCGGCCGCTGCCCAACTCCGATCGCGACTGGAGCGAGTGGCTCTTTCACGAAGAGCGCGTCGTGTCGCAGCTGACGAATGCACTGGTGTGGACGGCCGAAGATGCCAGCGACCGGCCGCGCGCACAAGACGTGCTAACGCGAGCGCAATCCGCCGAGGCAGAGCAGGACGAAGACTCTCATGAGAGCGAGGCGGCATGACGCGCCGATATTGCAGTAATGCGCGCGAGTTCCACGGGCAGGCGTACTACCCGCCCGCGATCAGCAGCATTCAGAATGCGATCGATCAGCTGAGAAGGATCGCACCAGAGACGTATCTGGATCGAGCGACAGTAGCGCGTCGCGCGGCCGTGGCGCAGATCGAACTCGGCGAGTGCGAACAGGATCGGTTCACATTGGGTAATGCCACCTACCGTTGTGGTAGATATTGACGAAAGCGGTACGCTCAATCTACAATCGGCGTGAAAGCGCGCCCACGGACTAGCGACAACGACGCTCGCCTGGGCCGTCGTTGTCGGCAGAACTCACGAGAGGTGAGCAGATGCCCTCGGACAACGACAAGGATCCGACGACCGGCAAGACGCCAGCGACGGATGACCCCACGAACCCTGCCGCGAGCAAGACGCCGCCGGCAGACAACCCCAAGGACGCCAAGTCCGACGAGACGCCGGACGACTTCGACAAAGACCGCGCGATGGAGCTCATCAAGAAGTTGCGCGCGACGGAGCGGGAGCACAACGCGCTCCTGAAGAAGATCGAGACGGACGAAGAAGCCAAACTCGCTGAACAGAACCAGTTCAAGGAGCTTGCCGAAAAGCGCAAGGCGGAGCTTGACGAGGCGCAGAAAAAGGCCGATGAGGCCGACCGCTATCGGTCATCCCTGGAGACGTACCTGAAGGCCGAGCGTGAGGGCATTCCTGAGCACATTCTGCCGCTGCTGGACAAGATGGACGTCGTTGACCAGCTCGACTACATCGCCGAGAACCGCGAGACGCTGAAGGGCGAAACAAAGCGCGACGGGGTACCGGCAACGCCGAAGGACAAGAGCAAAGCGCCTGAAAAGGGCGAGGCTGCCAAGCAGTACGTATCGAACCGCTACCGGAGCCTGCGCAAGAGCAAGAGCAGCGACTAGACCGGCAACCGGCGCGGGAACGTTGGAGGGTAACAATGGCCCGGATCGTTTTCAGCAACTACGAACGAAACCTCGCGCCGGCATGGCAGGGCGACTTCTCCGACCGTGAGCATGTGCTGCCCGGCGGTGCGGTGGTCGATGCGTCACTGTTTACGGCGAATGGCGAGGGCAAGAAGTTCATCGCGAGCGGTTCCCTGGTGAGCCGAGCAACGAAGGACGCGAAGTTCGGCCCGTTCAACAAGACGCACGCCGACATCTATCTCGTCCTGCATGACGTCACTGACGCGGCCGTCAACCCCGAGGTCGAGCTGTATCGGCACGGTGGCCTTGTCAAGGTCAACCATCTGCCGGCTGCATCGCAGGCCACGGACCCGCTGGCCGAGATCGTCAAGCGGTACGAGACCGTCTACGGCGCGCAGGCGGCGGAATAAGACGCACCGCCTGCGTATGAGGCGGGGGATGGAGCAACAACATGGCGAAGGACCTGATGTCCCTCGTGCTGGCGATGCGCGAGGCCGGCGACCTGGACTACCTGCTGGCGAATCCGCTGTCGCAGTTCGGTCCGCCGGATCAGCCGTTTCTCGGCGCACGACTCCTGCCGGAGCGCATGGTGCCGGAAAACGCCTATCGCGAGGAGCAGATCCACTATCGCACGGTGATCGCGAACGACGGCTCGCGGTACTCGCCGGCGCAGCGTCTGTCCACTGGCCAGATCGTCGGGGGCTTCCTCGTCGAGCTGGGCAATCAGGACGTCGCGCAGGAGCTTGTGTCGCGTGAACTCGAAGCGATAAACCTGCTGTTGGGTCGCAACGCCGACAAGGAAGCGAACGCTTCTGCGATCCAGTGGTTCGACCGCACGATCGTGCAGGCGCTCGTGACGCTCGAAGAGCGCCAGCGCTGGGAAGCAATCGTCAACGCATCCGTCGTTCGGTTGGGCGACAACGCCTACTCCGAGACGGTGACGTACCCGAATCCGACCGGCCATCGCGCGGCCGTCGGCGGGGACTGGACCGCCACCGACTACGATCCGTTCGATGACATCGACGGCATGGTCACGATGATGCAGGACAAGGGCTATAGCATCTCGTCCATCATCACGCGCCGCGCGGTCGTCTCGATGCTGGTGCGCAACCAGCAGGTCATCCGGCGCGTCGCGAACGTCCGCACGCTGTCCGACGGCGACCTGTTCGGCCGCGTCACGCTGGCCGATATCAACGCCTACCTGATGGGCGACGGTCTGCCGCCGATCACGACCTACGACAACCACTACAACACGCTGACGGGACGGTTTCCGTTCCTGCCAGCAGGGACGATGGTGTTTGCCGCAGCGACTGGACGGACCGAGGAAATCCAGACGGATGACGAGGAGCCGGTGTATCTGCCGGACACGCTCGGCTATACGGCGATCGGCGTGGCAGTCGGCCGTACGGCACCGGGCCGCGCGTATCACCTCGAAGCGTTCGAGAATAAGCCGCCGCGCCTGACGGCCGAAGGCTGGCAGACGAGCCTGCCGGTCATCACCGACCCCGAAGCGCTCGCCGTCCTGACTGGCATCGGCGATCCGGTAGTGCCGGAAGAGCCGGAACCGTAATGAAGACGATAACCGCTGAGCTTGACCGCTCATGGATCGTCTTCGGTGTCGTGTATGGCCCTGGATCCGTGATGCTCCCCATTGAGGCCGCCCGCATTCTCGCGAAGCGCGGCGTGATCGCAGCGGGGAGCCTGCCGAAGCCGGAGTTGGAGTCTCCCGCTCCGCCGGTCGAGGGCACGGCACAGGACGCACCGCCGGCCGGAAACGGCCAGCCCCAGGCGGTCGATGCAACAGCCAACGCAGAGGTCACTCCCCCCACGGCGGAGACCGAAGCCACTGAGGGGCAGGCGACTACCACGGTAGAGCCTGAGACGCCGAGTGCGACGGAAGATCCCGCTGCGACCGACGCGAAGGCGACCACCGGCAAGGCCACGCGGCGCGGGTCTGCCCGCAAGGCCGCAACGCCGGACGAGAAAGGTTAGGCACATGTCAGTGCAGGTGCCGAATTCGATCACCGATGAAGAGCTCGCCCAGTGGATGCTGCGCACTGTTGGCGCACGTATCGCACGCGTGCTCGGGTGGGAGACTTCGGCATCTGTCACGGACATCATCATCGACTCGCTGGTGTCGTACGGCGTCGATACTGTCGAGCAGGTCGATGATGTGCCGCGACTGAAGGCACTGGCGCGCGTCGAGCTCTGGCGCGCGGTGGTGGAGCAGACGAGCGGGGAAACGTATCTGGCGATGCCGGACGGCATCCGTGCCTATGGCCACCAGATCAATCAGCAGGCGGTCCGCGCACTGGCAGCTGCAGAACGCGCTGCGGCCATCTACGGGGAAGCCTATGTCGTAACCCGCGTCACGATCGACGGTCGGCGACGGAGGCGGAATCAGTGGTAAGTCGGCACGACATCGAGCACACGGTCGGCTATGCGCGCGACATGATCGCGGACATGCTGACCGACTCCGCCACGTTCGAGCGCAACCAGCCGGGTGCGGAGCGCGCGCCAGGGCGGCCAGCAGCTGAGAACTGGCAGCCGACGGGGACGCTCAACTGTCGCTTCCCAGTGCCGATCCCAGGATCCGTCCTAGGCTACGTGCCGGGCCAGATGATCGATGTCGTCCAGCGGCGCTACGGGATGCTGGTTGTGCAGAACGCCAACGTGCTCGAAGGTGATCGCGTCGCAACGGTCATCGACCTGACGGGCCGCAAGCTCAACGTTCGACCGATGCGCGTTGATGCCGTGGTACTCCGGTCATCACATGCGCTGGTGATCCTCGAAGAGTACGGGGTGACGTAATGGCAACCGGAGCAACGATGAGCCTCGCCTGGTATGGCGATCAGATCCTGAAGCGGATCGAAACCAACATCATCGTCGCGATGAATGAGACCGTCGAGCAGGCAGCGCTCGGCGCGCAGATTCTGGCACCACGGGACACCGGCTGGCTGGAACAGAACATCGACTGGAAACCAGCGCAGAAGTCCGGCGGTGGCTACGTCGCGACATTCGGTGCCGAGGGAGTTGAGTACGCAATCTATGTCGAGGAGGGCACCTACAAGATGGTGGCCCAGCCCTATCTACGGCCAGCGGCACTGGACGAGTTCCCGCTGTTAGCGTCGAGGATTGCGGGCCTGTAATGAGTGGCATCGTCGTGCCGCCGGACTTCGTCTCGGCCATCGTCGATCACCTGCGGACGATCCCGGAGGTCGTGGCGTGGGCACCGGCAGAGCGCATTGCGACGCATGTGCCAGATCGAGCCGACGTGCCGCAGAACTGGATCGTGGTTGCGGGGAATCAGGGCGGCGGCCAGATCGGGAACGGGCCGTACTCGCAGCCGAATGTGGCTGTCGTGACGTTCGGCACCGATGCCACCGAAGCGAGCATTGGTTCGCGGATCGTTCGGGGAGCGCTGGCACCGGTGGGAAAGTCGCGCCGGATTCACCGGCAGGAATGCGTAATCCCGCAGGTGTGGGTACGCAGCGGACCGATCGCGAGCATGACGCCAACGGGTGCGTTCCCATACGAGTTGACGGTCTACGGACTGGTAGTGCTAGAGGAGCCGGTACCAGCATGACGATGATTCCAGTCCTGTCGCCGGTATTACCGGACAACCCCGACACCTGGCGCACGCTCGATGAGCGCGAGTTGCGCATAGCGACGGAGACCGACGAGAACGGGTTACTGACGCGCCGAGCGATGGCGATGCGACAGCGGATGCTCGATGACCGCTGGTATCTCGTACGCAACGTCTTCAACTGGCAGTCGAGCGCACAGGGAAGACAGGGGGCGGTCGAGTCGTACTTCACGATCGCTGGCATCGAACGGCCGCACCGTGGCATCTGGGGCGTGTATGCGGCGCTGGAAAGCATCACGCAGGACAGCGAGCTGGCGCGAACGCTGACGATGAACGCGCAGCAGATCGGGGCGATCGAGCCGATCACGACCGAAAAGGCGCGCGAGCTATACGACCGGATCCGGGCGCGGGTAGGGCCACACGCAAACATCGGCCCGCGTCCAGGTGACACCACACCTCGAAAGGGGGTGATGCGCAGGTGAAGAAGTTGATGTACCGCCTGTACAAATGGATCGGAGGGAAACCGCGCGTCGATTTGCTGCAGGGCACGAACAGCGCTACTCCGATCCGGCGCGGTGAGGCAATTCATCTCACCGAAGCGCAGGCGCAGCAGCTGATGCGCTCGGGCTTCGTGCTCGAAGAGGTGGCTGAAAAGTCGCCGGTATCGAAGACGCCAGCGAAGACGCAGGCAAAGGCAACGGCGCGCGGCACGTCGTCGCGGCGCAGTCGCGCGACGAAGCCGAAGCCGGCGGAAACGCCGCCAGCGGAGACATCTGGTAGCGAGGCTGCCGAGGGCGCAGCCGAGTAAGCCGGCCCGGCCGGTAAGTATGGAGGGCAGTTCACATGGCTAATGACGCTTCTGCGGTGCTGTTTGGCGAGGCGAACCTGTTTGTCACGCCGTACGACGCTGAAAACGACTTCCCGGTCGACACCGTCGGTGCTGGCGACTTTGGGAAGGACTGGGGGAAGGCCGCCGGACAGGAAGGGGATTGGCTCGGGCTGGGCTATACCCAGGACGGCATTAACTTCAACATGTCCGTCGAGCGCGGAGAGATCGTGTCCGATCAAGTGCTGGACCCGCTGTTCCGCCCGATCACGGGCCGCACCATCACCCTCGGGTCGAACCTGATCGAGTTCACTCCGGGCAACCTGAAGCTTGGACTCGGACAGGGCGTCGTCACGACTGTCGCCGCTGGTGAGGGCACGCGCGGCTACGATCAGTACGCCGTCACGGGCAGCGTGGTCGATAGCTACAACACGTGGGGCATCGACGCGCAGCAGCCGTCCGATGGCGAGCCGTTCCGTCTCGTGGCATGGAAGGGCCTGGCAACCGGTGGGTTGCAGTCCAACCTCGGCCAGCGGGCGACGGCCGCGCAGATTCCGGTCGAAGTGACGGTGCTGCCGGATGACTCCGTTACGCCGGCGCGGATCCTCGCGATGCGCAAGTACTCTCCGGCACTGCCGGCAGCCTAATCCCGACACCATGTAATGAAGGCGCTCCGTTTACGGATACGTAGATGGAGCGCCAACTAGCAAACTGATAGGTAAAAGGGGCAACCATCACATGTCACAAAAGCCGATTCTGACACTCGATACCGCAGTACCGGACCGTCTACCGGTCGCGATCAACGTCGATGGCGAACGGCAGATCTTCTTCCTGCGTGACACCGGCGAGTATTCCGCCCGCGAGCGCAAGACACTCGCGTCGCTGTTCGTCGGCATTGCCGAGTTCGAGCGCGCCGATGAGGACACGCTGACCGAAGACGACGAGCTTATCTACGTCGCTGCTCTCAAGCAGATCATGCGCATCACGATGCCGGACGTGCCGGACGAGATCGTCAACAAACTCGGCATTCTGGAACACGGCCGACTCTGCGCGTTGGTCATCTCACGTTTCACGAGGGAGACGACGGAGGAGAAGGAGACGCCGGCACCGGCCCCGGTGGCTCTGCCGACGGCTCCGGTGAAGCTGCGCAAGCTGCGCGACCAGCTAGCCTCGGCGAAGCTCTCGCACGAATAGTCCGCTTTTACGGCGGCCTGCCGTCCGAGTGGCTCAACGAGCCGGAGATTCTGCTGTACGAGATGGTGCAGCAGATACCGAGGCTCCAGGCCGAAGAACTGATGCTGCAGATGCAGGTGCAGCGCATTTCGACGGGGGCAGGGAGTCTCGCGTCACTGAGCAAGAGCGGCGCAAAGGCCGCGATCGAAGCGTTTAACCGGCTGATTTCCGATCTGCGCCAACAGGTGCAGGACAGGTCGATCGACAACCTCGGAGTAGTCACCGAGGCATGGAGAGGAAGGGAGGTGCTTTCGGGCGCAGACCAGCTTGCTAGCTGGTTCTGGCGCAACGGCGAGGTGCAGTTGTGAGCATCGGGGGATACGGCGACCTGTTGGGTGAAGCCGTACTCGAACTTCGCGTAGACGACGCCGATTTACGGTCCGGCATATCCAACGCGAAGCGGGAGACCGAGGGCCTTCG